AGGTTATAGTGATGAAGAAATGTATGAAGCTAATGCTGCTAATGAATTTACTGTAAGTATTGGTAGAGAAATACAAGCTGAAATGATTGCTAATGGTAGACCTTCTCCAGCAAAATTAAAAAATGCTATGAGTAATCCTCATACTTGGAACGCATTAAAAAAAATAGGGTTAGTGCCTAAAGGAACAAAAATACTTATGGGCAATACTGATCCAACATTAAAAATAGAACTTAAAGGAGTAGAAGATGAGATTGTATAGTATAGCAGCCACAGCTTGGGAAAATTTTTATGGTACACCAGATGATCCAGAAGATAGATCTTACACTACAACTATTGCCCAAAAACCAGATTGTAGTGCTTTTTTATTTGTGTGTAAAGATGCGCAAGATGATTTAGACGGATTATCTTTATTAGATGCAGTGCCCTCTGGATATGATTTTACTTATTGTCAAGAATGGGGTCTAACACTTAACGCCGCTGTTCTTGCTAGAACAATTTTAGATATAAGAAAAAAAGCTTATGGTACTTTAGAAAGTCAATTAGATTTACTATATCATGATATGGCAGCAGACAAAGGTACTAAAGCTGGAGAATGGTTTAAAGCAGTAGCCGCAGTTAAGACAGCTATACCAAAATAATAAAAGGTTTTTAATATGCTTCAAAAAGTAAATTTTCAACCAGGATTTAATAAACAAGTTACATCAACTGGTGGTGAAGGCCAATGGGTTGATGGCGACAATGTTAGGTTCAGATATGGCACACCTGAAAAAATAGGCGGTTGGGCACAACTAGGTTCAGTAGATATTACAGGACGTAACACAGCACTCCATCATTTTGTTAATGCTAGTGGTATTAAGTTTGCAGCTCTTGGAACTAATAGAATATTGTACGCTTATTCTGGTGGTATATTTTATGACATACATCCGATTAAATCTACAACAACTTTAACAAGTGCTTTTAGTACAACTAACGGATCAGCAGCAGTTACAATAACTTTTGCTTCAGCTCACAATGCAAACAAAGGTGATATTATTTTATTAGATAATTTTACAAGTATTACTAACTCTGGTTTTTTATCAGGAGACTTTGACGACAACAAATTTCAAGTAACAAGTATACCAACAACTACTACACTAACAGTTACAATGGCTTCTAATGAATCAGGAGCAGGTGCAAGCACCTCCGGTGGTATTAGAGTAAAACTTTATTATTCAGTTGGACCAGCAGTAGAAGTTGCAACAACAGGTTGGGGTCTTGGATCATGGGGTGGTGTACAACAAGGACAATTTACATCTACACTTTCATCAGGAATAAATGCATCGGTAACATCATTGGCTATGGCAAGTTCAACATCATTTCCATCTTCAGGTACAGTGCAAATTGGTTCTGAACTAATAACTTATACTGGAAATAGTGGTGGTACATTATCTGGATTAACAAGAGGAGCAAACGGTACAACAGCAGCAATCCATTCAAGTGGTGCAACAGTAACAGATGCATCAAATTTCTTTACATGGAATGGTACTACTTCTGGAGATATTGTAACGGCACCTGGATTATGGTCATTAGATAATTTTGGTAATAAACTTATTGCAACTATATCAGGTGGAGAAACATTTGAGTGGGATTCAGATCCTACAACAGCCACAGAAACTAGAGCAACTTTACTTCCTAATGCTCCAACAGCATCAGCTTTTAGTTTGGTATCTACTCCCGATAGACACTTAATATTTTTTGGAACAGAAACAACTATTGGAACTAAATCCACAAAAGACGAAATGTTTATTAGATTTTCTGATCAAGAAAATATTGACTCAACAACATCATACGCACCATCAGCTACTAACACAGCAGGTACACAAAGACTTGCAGATGGATCAAAAATTATAGGAGCTATCAGAGGTAGGGATGCAATTTATGTATGGACTGATACTGCATTGTTTATTATGAGATTTGTTGGTGCACCTTTTACTTTCTCATTCCAACAAGTTGGTACAAACTGTGGTTTGATTGGTAAAAATGCAGCAGTAGAGGTAGATGGTTCTGCTTACTGGATGTCAGAGAATGGTTTCTTTAGATACACAGGTAAATTAGAATCACTTGCATGTTTAGTAGAAGATCATGTTTACGATGATATTAATACAATTCCAAAACAACACATTAATGCAGGGTTAAATAACTTGTTTGGGGAAGTTATGTGGTTTTATCCTAACTCTGGATCAGGGACCGTGAACCGTATGGTTTGTTACAATTATCTTGATTCAACACCTGAAAGACCGGTGTGGACAGTAGGAACACTTGCTAGATCTGCATGGCAGGATTCTGCAGTGTTTGGTCAACCACACGCAACAGAATATGATGCAGATGGTACAACAGCTGCATCTGGTAAAGATCACGTAGTTGGATGCACTGATGGCACATCAACATACTTTGAACACGAAAAAGGATTAGATCAAATTAAAGAAGGAGCAACAAGTTCTATTACAGCTAACATACAATCTGGAGATTTTGATATAGGTCAAAATGGATTACAAGGTGATGGTGAGTTTATGATGAAAATAAGAAGAGTCTTACCTGATTTTTTATCACAGACTGGCGATAGTGTTGTTACATTAAATTTAAAAGATTTTCCAAATGATACTGCAGCCAGTTCATCACTTGGACCCTTTACAGTATCCTCAAGTACACAAAAAATTGATACACGAGCACGTGCTAGATCAATTGCATTAAAAGTATCTAATAGTAGTACAAGTCAATTTTGGAAACTAGGTACATTTAGATTAGATATACAGCCGGATGGTAGAAGATAATGGCTAGAATTGTACAATCACTTACACAACCTACAAAAGATTATGATGAACAGATACAACAATCATTTGTAAGAGACATAGATAGTATCGTGCAAAAATTAAATACAACGTTTCAACAAGATATAAAAGAAGAAGCGGAAGCGGAGGCATATTACTTTGGCTAATACATTTGTAAATAAAAAAGTAGATTTAACAGCAACCAGTGCTACAACATTATACACAGTGCCCTCTGCTACAACTGCTATTATAAAATCTATATTAGTATCCGAAGACTCTGGAAACGCTGATACATTGACAGTTACAATAACAGATACGGCTGACGCTGTATTTAGTCTATTTAAAACAAAAACAATTGGCGCTAATGCAACAACAGAATTACTAACAGCGCCTTTAGTATTAGAGGAAAGTGAAGTATTAAAAGTAACAGCAGCCACAGCAAACAGGCTACATGTGGTGTTATCTTCACTTGAAGTAAGAAAAAGAACAGTAACAACATAGCTTGATTTACCTGACAAAAACAGGTAATGTAAAAAACCACAGGTTAAATTCCTGCTTTTAAAATTAACTTAAAAAATTATATGAAAACAGGATTAGAATCATTAGACGTTGGAGCACCAGAAATTACTTACTCAGGTAATCAAGGACCTAAATCACCACAAGAAGATCAAAGAATGATGCAAGAGTTTCAAATGCAACAGCAAATGGAACAGATGGCTGGTGGTGAAAATGATAGGGTCAGAGAACTTTTATTATTAGAAGAAACAAAAGGTCTTAGTGAAGAAGAAAAAGAAGAATTAAGACAATTAATTAAAACTATATCAGCGCAAATGCCTGAAGGTGGACTTGGCGATATGGCCATGAAGCCTGGTCTAATAGACGAGTATAGAAATTATAAAATGGGTCAAGAAGATGCTGGTGAACAATTTATGTCACCAAGAGATTATTACAGATCACAAGAACAAGATAGAATGGGTGCTGCCGGTGGCGGGATTATGGGAAGTAATGCAGGATCAATGTTAGTTGCTCCAACTAAAGATGGAACTAGACCGGGCTATGCTTTTGCAGGCACAGGAGGTAGAACTTCTTCAGGTGATGTTGGCGCTGGTAATAATCCAGAACGTAGAAATTATGAAATAGCAAACACCCAATCATATACTCCACCAGTTACAACTATAAATACAAATCCAGAAGGAACTAAAAGACCTGACACTATGGATTTGACAACAAAAGAAAAAGATAAATTAACTAGAGACATTAATAGCTCAGTAAGAAGAAAATCATATATTGAAGATTTATATCTTAATAAACCAAAAAATTTTATTACTAACAAAATAGACTCATATGCTAAACCAGCTTATGGTATTTTAAAAACTAAACAACAAACAGACCTTCCATTAGCTTTTAAAAAACATTTAAAAGATAATATGTCATTATATAGTTTAGACGAAGATGATATAGATAACATATTTAATTCAGAACCAGGAAGTTATGAACTTTTTGATAAATTAGTAAATTTAGAATTTAACCCAGTAAAAAGCAATAAAACAAATGTGTATACTTCATATGGGGATTATCTAGCAGCAGAAGAAGGTCTACCTGCAATACAACAAGCTGGAAACGTTGGAGGTTTAACAACATCAAGAAACAAAGACGGTACGTATTCTTATACAGAAGGAGGAGGTGAAGGAGCACAAATTCTACCTTACCCAACTACAACTAGTATGATAGACGATGTAGATGCAACAGCTACAGCAAGTGGTATACCTTACAGAGGAGATCAATTTCTTAGAGCAGACAAC